ATTGCTAAACAACATGAATGTGCAGTATTTTACATGTCTCAGCTATCTGCTGATGCTGAGGGTAAAGTGTTACTTAACCAGAGCATGATGGAAGGTTCACGTACAGGTAAGGCGGCTGAAGCTGACCTTATGGTTCTGATTGCTAAGAACCCTGTAGTAGATGGACAGGATGAAGAAGATACACAGCGTCACCTGAACGTAGTAAAAAATAAGTTGACAGGATGGCATGGTGTGGTACATTGTGAACTTGAATACAAGACAGCAAGGTATGAGGCATGAGTTACACAATAAAAGACCTACCATTTTTGATGGAAGAGTTAGAGCGTAGCGAAAAACTTGCCAAAAAACGTAGTATGGAAGCAAGACACAAAGACAGGTACAGCAACAGCCATGCAAAAGAAGTTAATCGCATTAGAAAACTTATTGAATTGATTCAACAACCTGTTACAGTAGACCCCTCTTTCAACGGTTGTGTTGTAATAAACAACAAGTTTATTGTTAGCCTAGCTAATAATAAATGGACAACCGTAGGTAAGAATAAGTGGTATAGGCATAAAGATATACCACACTTTATCAAAAACTATGTGCTAAAGGATGAGACAGATGAAACTAACACTTGATGTAGAAAATACTGTTACACATCGTGATGGCAAGATGCACCTTGACCCATTTGAGCCAGAGAACTCACTGACTATGGTTGGTGTTTTGACTGACCAAGATGTAGAGATGCATTTTCCGTTTGACCATGCAGATGTTCCAAACCAAGAAGATTACCATGAACGTGTTCAGTGGTTCTTGGATGAAGCAACTGTTCTTATCATGCACAATGCAGCACACGACTTGCTGTGGCTGTGGGAATCAGGCTTTAAGTATGACGGGCCTGTGTTTGACACAATGCTTGCTGAGTATGTGTTACAGCGTGGACAAAAACTACCACTGTCTCTTGAGGCTTGTGCGGAACGATATGAGTTAGACACGAAGAAGCAGGACACTCTGAAAAACTATTTTAAGCAAGGTTATTCTACACGTGATATACCTTACAATGAATTGACAGAGTATCTATCTGCTGACCTTCGTGCTACTCAGCAACTAGCAGACAAGCTGATGTATCGTTTGAATACACCTGCTGATGCTGGGCTACTAAAAACAGTAGACCTAACAAATGAAATGGCAGTGTGTTTATCTCGTATATACCAGCGAGGTTTTACTGTTGACATGTCAAAGCTAGATGAAGTTAGAAAAGAGTTTGAAGAAGAAAGAAAAGAACTTGAAAATGCACTTCAAGAGCATGTAGTAAATCTAATGGGTGACACGCCTATCAATCTAAATAGTCCAGAGCAACTGTCTTGGGTTATATACGGTAGAAAAGTATTAGACAAAACAGAATGGGCAAACCGTATTGACCCATACATGGATGATGATGACTTTCGTACTACAATACAAATAGGAACAAAGAGACTGCACAAGACTATTGCGGAACAGTGCAGTGACTGTGCTGGCACTGGTTATATAAGAAAGGTAAAGAAGGATGGCACATTGTTTGCAAAGCCTAGTCGCTGTAAGACATGTGATACTTCTGGTTTCTTATTCAGAGACACACCTGAGTATGCCGGACTAAAGTTCAAGCCACCTTCAGCTAAGTGGGCATCTGCTAATGGGTTCACTACAAGTAAACAAAACCTAGAGGTGCTTGAAGGTGCGGCAAGGGCAAAGGGTATGGATGATGCAGTAGACTTTTTATCTAAAGTTCGTAGGCTATCTGCCGTTGATACATACTTATCATCATTTGTAGATGGCATTGCTACACACACTAAATCAGATGGCAAACTTCATGTAAGATTGCTTCAGCATAGAACTGCTACAGGCAGACTATCTGGTGCAGACCCTAACATGCAGAACATGCCAAGAGGTGGCACATTCCCTGTTAAGAAAGTGTTTGTGTCTAGGTTTGAAGGTGGCAAGATACTTGAGGCTGATATGGCACAGCTAGAGTTTAGAGCCGCAGCATTTTTATCACAAGATGGAGTAGCTATTGAAGAAGTTTCTACTGGGTTTGATGTACACTCATATACCGCTAAAGTTATTACTGATGCTGGTCAGCCTACGGATAGGCAGTCTGCGAAGGCTCATACGTTTGCGCCACTATATGGGGCAACTGGTTATGGGAGAACGCCAGCAGAAGCAAAATACTACGAACACTTCACAGAAAAGTACAAAGAAGTCGGGCTTTGGCACACCAGACTGGCTAAAGAGGCTCTGAATACTGGTGTTATCAAGATACCATCTGGTCGTGAGTATGCATTTCCTGATGTAGTACGCAAGTCTAGTGGTAGGGTTTCTCACTTTACTCAGATAAAGAACTATCCAGTTCAAGGATTTGCTACAGCAGACATTGTTCCTATTGCGTTACTGCACATAAATAAATTGCTTGACAACATGCGGTCATGTATAGTAAATACAGTACACGACAGTATTGTTATTGATGTACATCCAGATGAGCAAAGACAAGTTATTGATATTATTAATAAAACCAATAATGAACTAGATAACTTGATAACACTCAGATGGGGAATTAAGTTTAATGTACCGTTACTACTTGAATCAAAAATAGGTGATAATTGGCTTGACACAAAGGATGTAAGCTGATATAACTATGGAACTTCGCTAAAAAGGAGATAGAAAATTGACACAATTAACTACCATTGATACCAATAATTTTGCTGCTATGGCTAAAGCTATGGGTATCTCTGCAGAAGCAGATACAAAAACGAGTTCAAGTAATCTTGCTCGTATGCGTATCAACCATACCCCTCTTATGGGTATGACTGAAGTTAACGGAAAGAATGTTAACGTAGAGGTTGTTGAAGGTGGTACATATAGGGTGGACATTCCTGATGGCCCAACTTACTACGCAAACTCTGCTATCATACGTCCGTATCTTCAGCGTTTCATGTACAAGCGTTTTGTCAAAGGTACAAATAAAACACCTAACAAGTTTATCAAGACAATAATGCATGATGACTTGAATGTTGACCTGAAGGACAACGAGGGTGGTTTTAACTGCGGCAAACCTGCTGGTTATATTAAAGACTTCAAGGCACTGCCAGAGAAGATGCAAGAGTTAATCAAGCAGATTAAGCGTGTACGTGTAATCTTTGGTTCAGTAGAACTAATAAACCCTACTAATGAAAAGGGTGAAGAAGTAGAACTGGACTCTATCCCATTCATTTGGGAGATTGATAATCGTGATGCTTTCAAGATTGTAGGTGACACATTTACAAAACTTGTTAAGATGAAGCGATTGCCTGTGCAACATTGCATGACACTTACTACGCAGGAACGTAAGCTACCAAACGGTAGTAGCTTCTATCTTCCTGTAGTGTCACTGGATGTCACAAACACTCTTTCTCTTACTGATACAGAGCAAGAAATGTTTGCTGACTTCGTTGCATGGGTAGACAACTACAATGGTTATATTGCTAATACATGGTCAGAAAAAGCCAATTCCAAAATGGACGAGGAAGACATGGATGTAGTAGATGACCTTGTTGATGTTGAAATAGAAGAAGATGAGGTAGCCTAATGAAACATCCTGCTGAACTGGCGTTGCACCAATACATGGAAGATGCAGTAGCTGGTAAAACAACTATATCTGCAGATACGATTGAGCAAGTAGCATCGGATATAAAAGATGCTCTACAGCGTCAGTTCGGCAGTGATGGTCGAAAAGGTGACTTTAGACTTCGCATGTCCAACATTGGAAGACCCTCTTGCCAGTTATGGTATGAGAAAAATAAACCAGAAGTTGCTGTTCCACTACCGACAACATTCATCATGAATATGATGCTTGGTGATATTGTAGAGGCAGTCTTTAAGGGTTTATTAAAAGAAGCAGGAGTAAAGTATGAGGACAGTGAAAAAGTTACTTTGGAGTTGTCTGATACTAATGTTTCTGGCACATATGATATTGTCATTAATAATGCAGTTGACGATATTAAATCAGCTTCAGACTGGTCATTTAGAAACAAATTTGAATCCTACGAAACCCTTGCAAGCAGTGATGGTTTTGGGTATGTTGCACAGCTTGCCGGATACGCAAGAGCATCAGGAAAACAAGTTGGTGGCTGGTGGGTAGTTAATAAAGCAAATGGCGACTTTAAATACGTACCAGCAAAATGGATGGACGTAGATAAAGAAATACAAAAAGTTGAAGACACAGTTTCAAAGTTAAAAGAAAATAAGTTTGAAAGATGCTTTGAACCTGAACCAGAAAAGTTTAGGGGAAAAGAAACAGGTAACTTAGTCTTAAATAAAAACTGTACATTCTGTTCATACAGATATGATTGTTGGCCTGAGATGAAAGAACTACCTGCTGTTAAGTCTACAGCTAAAGAGCCGAAGATAGTGTCATATATCAAACTGTCAGAGGAATACGATGCCGCCTAACTTTAAGCAGTTTAGAGCAGCACGTAAGTATGGGTATCGGTCTGGCTTAGAGGTTAAAATCTCAGACTACCTGAAGGAACTAAAGGTTGACTTTGGATACGAATGTATCAAGATAGAATGGGAAGACCTAGCCTACCGTACCTATACACCAGACTTTGTTCTGCCAAATGGAATCATTATTGAGACAAAGGGTATGTTTACTGCCGCAGATAGGCGAAAGCATCTAGCTATTAAGCGACAGCATCCTAATCTTGATATAAGGTTTGTCTTTGAAAACAGTAGACGTAAATTACGTAAGGGTGCTAAGTCAACTTACGGTGAATGGTGTGACAAGTATAACTTTAGATGTTACGATAGAATCATACCAGAAGACTGGCTAAAAGAAAAAGGCAAGAAAAAACACCCGAAGTTTATCAGCTTTGCTGGTGGCAAGATTAAAAGGAAAAAGTAAACATGAATAAAAAAGACCCTACATCAATATATGACGAAGACTTTTTGGTAAGAGTACGTCCGTTTTTAGATGACGAAGGCATATGGAATGGTGAGATTGATGTCTCTATCATAACTCAACCAGAAAACAGCCTACAGGATGACGATTACTTTCAGGTAATGCACTTCTGCAAGATGTTAGCATCCACTATTCCTATTATGGAAGTAAATGAAGATATTCGTGAATTAGTACACAACTATGTTACAGAAGTTATTGACAAGCACGAAGAAGATGTGTTAGAAAAAGAACTTAGAGTTGTTTCTGAAGAAGATAATGTTATAAAGCTAGACTTTGGAAGCAGAACAAAAGGTAACGCATGACTTCTTACTACAATATAATGAAACAAATAGAGACTGGAAACATGAAAGTGACTAATACAGCGCAAGACATGGTAAATAGCCCACCTCATTATAACACTGCTGGTATAGAAACTATTGATGCTATCTCAGCAGCAACAGGTGAAGGTTTTGAGTTTTATCTTCAGGGTAACATCATGAAGTATGTATGGCGTTATCGCTACAAGAATGGTACTGAAGATTTAAAGAAAGCAAGATGGTATCTTGATAAACTAATTACAGAAGTAGAAGGGTGCTATGATGATTAGGGTAAAAGTATATCTTACTATGGACATAGACCCTGAAGATTATCCCGTACCAGCCGATGAAAATGTAGCAGAGGAAATTGAAGAAGGAATACAAGAATACTTCTACGATGTAGAAGGTGTTATAATTAGAAACATAAGGACAATACAGGAGTGACCCCATGCCTATGAATAATTACTTACCAACAGACTATCAAAATTTTATTGCCCTGTCACGCTATGCTCGTTGGAAAGAGGATGAGCAAAGACGTGAGACATGGGTGGAAACTGTAGCCAGATACTTTGATTATATGAAGAAGCATCTTCAAGAAAAGCACGGCTACACTATGGATGACAGCACAAGAAATGAACTAGAGCAAGCTGTACTTAATCAGGACATCATGCCAAGCATGAGGGCTTTGATGACAGCAGGTCCTGCGCTAGATAGATGCCATGTGGGTGGATATAACTGCTCATACGTACCTGTAGATAGTCCACGTGCTTTTGATGAGACTATGTATATTCTTATGTGTGGCACAGGCGTTGGCTTCAGTGTAGAAAGACACAATGTAGAGAAGCTACCTATTGTCAATGAGGATATGCACAAGACAGAGACAGTAATCAAGGTAGGTGATAGCAGACCCGGCTGGGCTAAGTCACTACGTGAATTGATTGCTATGCTGTATGCAGGTCAGATACCTACATGGGATGTATCAGAGGTACGTCCAGCAGGTGCAAGACTGAAGACATTTGGCGGTAGGGCATCAGGCCCTGCACCGCTAGAGGAACTGTTTGAGTTTATCATTGATAAGTTTAAAGGTGCAAAAGGTCGTAGACTATACCCTATCGAATGTCACGACATTATGTGCAAGATTGGTGAGGTTGTAGTTGTCGGTGGGGTCAGACGCAGCGCACTCATCAGCCTATCAAACCTGAATGATGACCAGATGCGTCATGCAAAAGCAGGTCAATGGTGGGATGACGAAGGGCAACGTGCGCTTGCAAACAACAGCGTTGCCTACAAAGAAAAGCCGCAGATGGGTACATTCATGCGTGAATGGTTGTCTCTGTATGAATCAAAATCTGGTGAGCGTGGTATCTTTAATCGTCAATCTGCACTTAAACAGGCTGCAAAAAACGGTAGAAGAAAACTTCACGATGGAAAAACAAAAGTTGCCGATGATGATGATGGGTATAAGATTCACCCAATGAGGGAGAAATCATCATACTTTGATTTCGGATGCAACCCTTGTAGTGAAATCATACTACGTCCATATCAGTTCTGTAACTTATCAGAGGTAGTTGCACGTTCTACAGACAGCATACAAGACTTAAACAAGAAGGTACGTCTAGCTACAATCTTAGGTACGTTCCAGTCTACACTAACAGACTTTAAATATCTTCGTAAGATATGGAAAGACAACACAGAGGAAGAACGTCTACTTGGTGTATCACTAACAGGTATCATGGACAATGATACACTTTCAGGTAAGAGTGCTAAGTATGGTAAGAATATTGCTGACATACTAGAAGAAATGAAAGCAGTAGCTGTAAATACAAATGCGTCACTGGCACATCAACTTGGTATTCCAGTGTCCACAGCAATTACTTGTGTTAAACCATCTGGTACTGTATCACAGCTAGTAGATAGTGCATCCGGTATTCATGCCCGTCACAATGACTATTACATCCGTACTGTTCGTGGTGACAACAAAGACCCACTGACACAGTTTATGATTGATGCTGGCATACCTGCTGAACCAGATGTTATGAAGCCAGACTCAACTACAGTGTTTAGCTTCCCAATGAGGTCACCTGACCGTGCTGTAACACGCACAGAGATGACAGCTATTCAACAGCTAGAGTTGTGGCTAATGTATCAGCGTCATTGGTGTGAACATAAACCATCCGTTACAATCTCTGTAAAAGAACATGAGTGGATGGATGTAGGTTCATGGGTATATGAACACTTTGATGAAGTGTCAGGAATTAGCTTTCTGCCATTTAGTGAACACACATACAAGCAAGCACCTTATCAGGACATTGATGCTGATGAGTATTCCGAACTAAAAGCCCAGATGCCACGTGCTATCGACTGGACTGCTCTACAAGAGTTTGAAAAGGAAGATACTACATCAGGTGGGCGTGAGTTAGCATGTACTGCTGGCGTTTGTGAAGTAGTGGACTTGACCGCAGCGTGATATGTTAAAAGAATCGGAAATATTTAAC